GCTTGACCTTACTGAATACCTCGAGTTGACCGATACTGACGAGCCACTTGACCTGCCCGAATATACTTTTGACTGCCATACCTTGACGGGTAAAATTAACGGCAAAACAAAAGCCGACATGATTCACGACGAACAACAGGCATTGACCCCTCACAAGCAGGGCGACTTCGATAATAACACTTGGGACAACTTTCACATTGCAATAGGCAAAATAAAACAAAAAGACTTCAACAATGAAAAAGGTTTCCCGATGCCAACCAAAGAAGACTTAAAATCGATTGACGAACAAGAAAAATTATTTTAAAAAACCACAACGATATGAATACAAACGATAGCCGAGAAATCAAACAACCAATGTTGACGTTTTACAACGTATTTGATAGAGACCGCCGAGAAATCAAACAACCAATGATGACGTTTTACAACGTATTCGATAGAGACCATGGGTTAGACGAACCTGTTGGGTCACAACTCGAAATGTCATGCAATGCAAACGAGTTCATGAATGCCATGAGTTTGGCTCTTATAAAAGACCCCGAATTCCTTGAAATGATTGAGGCTTGTGTTGACACCGCCAAATTCACAATGATAGACGACCCCGAACTGACGAAAAAGATAAAGGAAAACTCTATTAAAATCAATAGAAGAATATAATAACACGAGTAACCACTAATTAGTTGTGAGTTTCAGCCTTAANACGTTGATTCTCACTTCTTTTGCATAGGTTTACTAAAATAACACCCAAACACTATAAAAGCATGAGCAATAAGATGCACCTCAAACCGACGTTTTTAAAGAACCTGCAAGAGTCTAAGGGAATCGTGTCCTATGCCTGTCAAAAGACGGGTATCAGTCGTTACACGTACTACGAATGGCTGAAACACGATGCCAAGTTCAGTAAACTCGCTTTAGAAATAACTGAATACGTTATAGACTTGGTTGAGGCTAAATTGTTGAGCAACATTAATGAGGGCGACACAACTGCTATAATCTTCTACCTAAAAACCAAGGGCAGAAAGAGGGGGTACGTAGAACGTCAAGAACTCCATGTAAAGCAGGTTGACAAATTCGAATTGATGAGCGAAGAAGAGTTGACGTCAAATATTGAATCATTAAGAAATACACTAGAAATCGATGAGCAGACAACAATTGATACAAGAGGCGAAGATGTTACACACTCTAAAGAAGAAACGGAGTAGGAACGACCTCTTACACTTCATTAATTATACTAAAGACGACTACGAGATTGTATGGTTCCACAAGTTAGTATGTGAATACCTTGATAAACTACACAGAGGGGACATTAAAAAACTCATGATATTTATACCACCTCAACATGGTAAGTCAGAATTGTCTTCACGTCGATTTCCTGCCTACGTTTTGGGTAGGGAACCAACAACCAAGATAGGTATTGCCTCTTATTCTGCCGACCTGTCAAATGGTTTTAACCGAGATTGCCAAAACATCATTGATGACCACACATATAGAGAGTTGTTTCCCGACACACGCTTGAGTGGTAAGGGTATTGATTCTACCAAGGGAGAGATACGAAATTCACATATCTTTCAAGTAATAAATCACATGGGTTTCTTAAAAGCCGTTGGTGTTGGAACCGCATTGACAGGGACACCACTTGACCTCGGTATCATTGATGACCCCTTTAAAGACAGGCAAGAGGCTAACTCGAATACGATACGAGACAAGGTTTGGTTGTGGTATCAAGATGTATTCCTAACTCGACTGCATAACGATAGTAAGCAGTTACTACTTTTTACACGTTGGCATGAAGACGACATTGCAGGGCGAATCCTTGACCCGAAAAACCAATACTATGACGAGGTTGAGGCTAAAGAATGGGTTGTGATTGCCTTGGGTGCATTGAAAGAAACTGATAAACCACACCCTCAAGCAATTGATATTGACGACCCTAGGGAAATTGACGAGGCTCTATGGGAATCAAAACACTCTCGTGATAAATACATCAAAAGACGTCGAATAAATCCAACAGGGTTTGCCTCTTTAGACCAACAACGCCCAAGTTCAATAGATGGTAATAAAATCCGAAAAGAATGGTTTATCATTAAGCAGAAAGGCGAGTTACCCTTTGACCTCAATAACGTCACTTGCGACTATTTTATAGATGGTGCATTTACCGACAAGACCAAGAACGATGAGACGGGTTTATTAACCTGCTATTATGACAAAGCTGAAAAGATGTTGTATATCATTAATTGTACAGGTGTAAGAAAGGAGTTGTACGAACTCCTAAACTACTTTCAAGGTTATGCACAAACGAACTATCATAGTAGTGGTAGTGTAGTTTGGATTGAACCTAAAGCCTCGGGTAAACCTCTTAAATCGATGCTATCAAAGGGTCAGTATGGTGGGTTCAACGTCCGAGAAACGCCAAGCAAGACAGTTGCCATGGGTAAGTGGAACCGAGTTGAAAACTCTGAACCATTTCTCGCTAGTGGTAGGGTTGTGCTTGTACATGGTCAATGGAACGTGCCATTTATCCAACAATGTGCTAGTTTCCCTGCCGAGAAACACGATGACATGGTTGACGTTTTATGCTATGCGATTCATAGGTATTTCGTCAAACCACGAGGAAGAATAAAACAAAGCGGTCTATTGTAGTCTCCACCCTGTGCGTGATGTTGACTCAACCCCTATAAACACTAGAAACTTAAAAACACATAATTCATGATTTACATTGACAAACCCACCACACAAGAACGAGTATTGATGCTAGAAATCGATATACTGAAAATTACCATTGAAATGACAGAACTGAAATGCAAGATTGCGTACCACAACAGGCAATCTAATAAAGTATCAATGATTTCACGATTAGACTACATAAACACCCTGCAAAACGACTACATGGTAGAACAACTCATGTTAAGAAATACGCTCAAAGAAGAGTCGTCAGCATTAGACACTCGACACCTCAATGAATTGTGGGGAAAACCCGACCCCAAACAGATTAGTATGATTTGCCCGATGTGTAACCTTGTTGAGTGTGAACCCGAATGCGTAAATAAAGACTTTAGATAATGGATAAAATTAAACACAAAATTACCGAGATTACGAGTGCGAGATTTGTTTACTTTCCACGAACTCGTGATAATAAATTAGAGGCATTGATTCGAGTATATGACGAAGACATGAAATTTCTGCATAAACACAAGCTAGAAGTCTTTTGCGAAACCAAACCGATGCGAGACAACAACAAATTGAAAATGGGCGAAGACCTAAAGAAATTGTATATCGAATATAAAAAGGAAATAGGTGCGATTTAAAAGACTTACTTTAGGCGACTATATAATCAATCGATTGGGAAAAGAAAACGTCCCTATCGTTCGCCAATACATTACAAGCAAGAATGAAGTGCTTGGTATTCGATGCGATGACATTACCGAACTATCATATCAAGACCTCAAAGTAAACGTTCCTGCTCTTATGGAGTTAGACAACTACGAAGAGATTATATTACGAGTCTTGAAAACTCGGGAAAAAAACGTTACCTTGCGTAAGATATTCAAAGTCAACGTCCAAGATAGATTAAGATTTATATTTTGGGTTCAAGAACAATATATCAAGATTAACGAATTGGAAGAAAGAATGTTATCTCAAAGCCCGAGTCCCGAGCAAATCAACGCAGGTGTAAATACCTTAAACGTTTTGGGCGACGTTAATTTAATCGACGTCATTGCAGGTGGAGATATTTTGAAGTGGGAATCGATTCGTCAACTGCCTTATGGTAGGATATTTGAAAAACAATTACGTGGCGTATTATTAGACAGAATAACTGAACGTCTTGAAACCAACCGAAAGAACAAAAGAAAATAGATTATGGCATTCAATGTAGCAGAAGTATTTAGGCAACAAACAATCAAGTGGAACAACGAGGGTAAGTGTGGTTTTTGTTGGGAATTCGATTTACCACTACGAGATAGTGACGTAGAAGAGTCCAAACTCAAAACGCCTCAAGAATGTTGTGTTTCAGTACTGATAACAAACCTATCAATCCAAGATAACATTGTTCGAGATTCAGTTACCACGCTCATAACGTCATATAAGCCGACCTATCAGTTTACTTTAAACCTCGTGATACCCGATATCATTGATAGAATGACCTACAACGAACAAGATTATCCTATTAGTCAATCGAAGTGGGAAACAATCCTGCAACCATTGAGAGAATGCCTCAAAGGAGACGAGCCTTTCGATTTCTGCGATATAGTAGGGGTTGATATTCCTGTTCAATTAACTGCATGGAATACGAAACTCGATTGGACGTCAGAAAATTACACGGGTTGGGCTATCAGCGTTACGCTCACAACCGATGGCGACCACGATTACATAATTATACCACAATAGCTATGAGAAAGAGAAGTTATATGCTTATATTAATAATGGTTGTGATTCTATTGACAGGGTTCAGTATTATACTATCTTACACTTGGAAGTACTTAATTGTTAAACTGATTGTAGGCACTCTAATAGGGTTAAGAGTATTAGTATATACTTACATATCACTTTTACGCTATCGTAGAAACAGGATAGACCTAACGACGTCTGATGGGATAACAAGAATACAACGAATAAACAATATTATCGATAAGTTCAATGGCTACAAGAATATTAACTGAACAACAGATAGAGGGTATATTACTCGAT